TCTTGGTGTCCATGACGTTCACTTTGGGAGTGGCCAAACCGCTTGATCGAGACCCCTTCTCCGTGCCCCCCGACTTCCGTGGCCCACGACCGCCGCGCTTTGACACAAGGGTGTTAGAGGCAGGCATGCCTGATGTTCACGACATTGATGAGCCAACGTGTTACCCCGCGTACCACTCATTGCTACCTGTGAACACAAACACATGCCCTACCGCTCGGTACAAAGTGACTGAGATGCCCCCATGTCAAACTAGCGCAGGCCCCACAGCCTATGGCTGCGTGAGCTCAGAGGTCCCGGTAACAGTTCCCGCAGTGTGTTCGTGCAACGAAATCGTGTCGTTGACGCATCGCGCTCTAATGGCTGTGCCTGGGTGCGCAGACCAAGCGTGGGACGGTGCCATTGATCGGCTAGCGAAAACGTTTGATGAACTCAAAAGTGCTGTCAAGGTGGAGGTGCCTGTCATCCCCACTGAGTGGACCTCGTGGTTACATAGACCCGGGATCACGGCTGGGTTGATACAACAATTTGAGGATGCTAAGCAAGCCCTCAAGGAAGTTGGACTCAGCGCCCAAGACTACACTCGCAAAGGGTTTATCAAGGTGGAGAAGTGGACTAAGTCAAAGATCGAGCTCGCGGTTGAGTACGCTCCCCGGACTATCCAGGGCATGAGCGACAAACTGCAGGTGGCGATCGGTCCATATTTCCACGCGGCTTCCAAAATGCACACTAAGGTGTTCAATCGCACAACACCTATCTTGTATGCGCCAGGTGCAACTGCAGAAGAGATAGGATATTGGTTTCAGATGTGGCAGTCCGCCTTCCCGTTGATCTTGGAGGGTGATCCAACAAGAATGGATGCCCACCTGAAGAGGCCAGCTTTTGAATCCATGATGAAGTTTCATCGTCATCTCCAAATGCCTACCCGCATCGGCGACATCTTACGAGAGAAGGTGGCCACCGTTGGGGTCATGCGCAGGACACGCACGCGTTACCAGATTGACGGTACCCGAAAGTCTGGTGACTCTGAGACGACGAATGAGAATACGGATTTCACTCTTGCGTCATATATGTACTGTCTTGAGCAACAAGGTGC